GTGGCGACAACCGTAGCGATGGAGTATAGCGCGAGCAAGAACAATCTTTCTTGAACCAGCTATTGACGTAGCTACGCAATCCGCTAAAGCTAGTGGCGTGACAGGTCGGCTGGCTTGTTCATGTTGGCAGTGTGTGTTTGGGAAGCAGTCTGAGGGTTACAGGGGAGTAGCTGGCCGGCCTGTCCGCTCTTTGCCAACGCCAGATCATCTAACGAGAAGACCCGCGCTGATGTGCGGAAATCTTGGTTCAAGTCCAAGTCTGGCTTCAATTTCCCGAGTCCGGCCGCCCTTTTGGGTTGTCGGATGCAGTTGCCAGAAAACGCCCTGATGGGTGCTTCACAACGGATGCTGGCGATTGCAGGTAACGGCTGGGGATCCCCGTTGGGTGAACTGGCTGTCCCGCTTTCGATTACGAGCACGGAACAACGTGCGCCCGGTGAATATCGGGAGGACCGGCGAGTTTGCTGGATAGATCAGGAACGGGAGTTCTCTGGAACATTCAGTGAAATCCCAGACTTGCAGCCGGGTGGTCGTCCAACTTTCATCCAGTAGCGTGGATGGAAACTGAAACTGCCGTCGTAGCTGCGACGGAGACGCCATCCGGCTCCATGCCGGAACCTTGGTGGAATGCGGGTAAAGGTGAGCCCCGTTGTTGAGGAAAGGAAACATGGCTGACAAATCGACAGTGAGCAGTGGAGGGATTGGGTTCAGCGGATTGCTGACCATCGTGTTCATCGTGCTGAAGCTGACTGGGTACATCACCTGGTCCTGGTGGTGGGTGCTTGCTCCATCCTGGATCCCGCTTGCGATTTTCGCTGGGATCCTGCTGGTGGTGGCTATTGTCGCGCTGGTGGCTGTCTTGATCGACAAGTAGAGCAATTCAACAACCAAGGAAAGGAACGCAGAATGAAAATCAAAATGTGGCAGGTACTACTGCCGATAGTCGGGATCATTGCAATCAAGCTGGCGGTGGTGGGTGGCATCATCGCAGTGGCGGTCCACTTCATCAGGAAGTTCTGGTGAACCAAGCTTTCGCCCGCCCACCATGTGTGGACCGGGTTTTCGGGTTCGTCAGCCTTGGTTGGCGCGCCCAGCTATTTTCTCCCCACAGCCCCAACCAGCGATCGGGTTCCAGCACGGCCCCGCCCAATGTGTGCATCAGGCTTCTGGAACTGGGAAATCGTGTGAACGCAAGCTGCCGTCAATGGGCGTCCTTTCCGGCGCCTCTGCGTTGGGTTGCGAGGGTTGTGGGGAGATTCGGTTTTGAGAGAAAGGAAACGGATGAGCGAGGAGCACGACAAGCGAATCATTGAGAAGGCGGTGGAGCAGCTTGGGGAGCACTTCGACAGCGTTCAGGTGTTCGTCACCAAGTTCGAGCCAAACGGTGGGGAGCAGGCCACCATCGAGCTGTTCAGCGGCTCCGGCAACTGGCTGACTCGCTACGGCCAGGTGAAGGACTGGGTGCTGCGCAGGGAGGCCATCATGGCTGAGGAAGCGCGGAGGTCCATGTGAAGCTGCGCTCCGAGATCGCCAGGCCGCCTGGGCCAGTGCCAGGGATGGTCAGGGACTGGTTGGAGGCCAACGGAGATCAGTGGTGGTGGCTGCTGGTGTGCGACAAGTGCGGGAAGTGGGTGGATGAGATCGACCGGCTGGCGCCCTACCACATGGAGATGAACAGGTGCTATCGGTGTGATCCGAGGGAGAAGGGAATCAAATGAGCAGCGATCTGATGACTTTGACCAGGGAGGATATGGCCAGGGCCGCAACATCCTCTTGGGGGCTTGGGTATGTGCAGGCTCAGATAGACATCCTGAAGGAGGTTGGCGCAGATCCATCCAAGAACGGATGGCTGAAGGACATGGTTGGGAAGGTGTATCGCCGCGAGTGGTTTGACAGGCTTGTGGCTGCCGGAGACTCCAGGAGGAGAGTAAAGTACGCTGAAGATGGAGTTCCACTCGAAGCCGGTCCCGTGAACTTCTTCAAGGAGCAGGAGAAGCGTAGGCAATGGGAGCGCAATCGCGGCGCTAGACGGTTCCAGAAAAACCGGAACAGAAAGCACCGACACCAGCCTCAGCAGCAGGCCCAAAACAAGCCTGACGCCATTACGGTTCACGAGAGGACCATCTTTGTAGCAAAGGACAAGCGGGACGAACTGTTCGCTGATCCAGTGTACAAGGTGGTGCGGGCTGCTGTGCTGAGGCAGGCGCCTTGGTGCAAGTTGTGCGGTCGCAGGCCTCCAGAGGTGGCGCTGCACGTCGATCACATCATCCCGCTTACGGTGGACTGGTCGCGCAGAATGGACCCAAACAATCTCCAAGTGCTTTGCGCTGACTGCAACATTGGGAAGTCGAATTACTGGACCTGATCCATTGAAAACCATCCCCCTCGAAGGCGAGTGGTTCCGCTTCCACGTCCCATCCCAGGAGGGCAACGGCACCTACCTGGTGGACCTGGAGAACCACGACTTCAACGGGGAATGCGACTGCCCCCACTTCCGCTGCCGGCTGGAGCCTCTCCTAAAGGAGCGCGGCCCCTCTGAGGCTACCCGCTGCAAGCACATCAACGCTGCCCGCAACATGTGGTTTGACCGGGTGGCTAGAATGGTAGTACGTTCCGTGGAGAAGCAAGTGTGTGGAAATGAAGACCGAAAGCAACAGAACCAAGGCAGCGACGCCTCTTGACGTGGAGATCCGATCCGGCCGAATCCCGGATCAGCATACCGGCCGCAAGTCCAAGTACAACTGGGCCGCCATTGGCCAGGAGTCCAAGGATGAGAAGGGGAAGACCGTCTACGCCTACCTGGTGATCCGAAGGCGCACCACCCGCCAGATCTCCTCCACTGTGTACGCAGCCTCCCGTCGCCTTGGGAAGCGCTTCGCCATCCGCCAGCGTGGTGGAAACGTGGAGATCCACCTAGCAGACCAATGCGCCGGGTAAGCGAGCGCCGCAAGGAGGCCCTGAAGGAGTACAAGGCCGCCAAGACTGCCTACGTGGCATCAAAAGCCAATGGCAAGCCTGCCAAGGTCCAATGCGAGCGCTGCTCAAAGCTCATCCCCGCTAAGTCCATCACCATCCACCACAAGCGCGGCCGGATAGCCTCCCTTCTATGCGACACCCGCCACTTTTCGCTCCTGTGCTTAGCCTGTCATCGTTGGGTGGGCGAGAACATGGAAGCCGCCAGGCAGGTGGGCCTCCTCTGCGAACGCGGACTCTACAACACCCCTGACCGATCATGAAGAACTGGATCAAGAGCTGGATCTACTACCGCTGCCTCAACGTCCTCCTGCGGATCTGCCGCAAGGACCCGTTCCACGCCTCCCTGTTCATTGGGGAGGCTGAGCTACTCCGCCAGGACATGAAGCTACCAACCCGGGTCCTGGATGCCGCAGAGATGTTCGTTGCCACCACCCGGAGGCATCTCCGTGGCTAGGTTCACCCCGGCCGAGTATGCACAACTCCTTGCCAGAAGGGCCTCCGTGGATCGAGCTAAGGCTGCCCAACCATCGGATCCAGTCCCTCAACCGGATCCTCAACATGAACCCGTGGCAAAGGGACAAGCTCAAGCACGGGGATCAGGACGCTGTTTTGTCAGCATTACGAGCCGCCGAAAGAAGCTCATCGACCCCCGGGCAAACCTTTACGGCGGATCCAAGTACATTGAGGACGCTCTCGTCTACGCTGGAGCACTTCCAGATGACACGGAAGCAGCGTCGCAAGGAGTCGTCACGCAAGAGAAGGTTGGAAAAGGTGAAGCTGAAGAAACCATCATCCGCATATGGAAGCTCTGAAAAGCCCTGACGCCCACGTTGAGAATGTCCGCCAGAAGCTCCTGGATCGCTCGCGCATTGGCCTCGCGAAGTACGGCGTCACCACAGAGCGCAAGGACCTCAGCCTGAAGGACTGGATTCTCCACCTCCAGCAGGAGCTGATGGACGCAGCCGTCTACGCTGAGGCTCCCTCGATCAGCCCACCCAATCCCCAACCCCGCCTCCCGCGCCCAGCACAGCTTATCCGGGTCCCGCGCAGCCAGCGGGAGATAGCACCAACATCCTACCTGGATGATCTCTTCACTCCCCGTCCTGTGCATTCGGCCGGGTGTTCCGCACGTTTGGTAGTGGGAGTCGAAGAACGGGCAGTCCGCGCACACCGCTAGTCTTTCGGTAGCCAACTGGCTGACCTCCTGGCTTCCGTACTGCCACGTCGCCATCGCTGCCTGGGCCGAGTACCTCAACCCGGTCCACATCGACAGGAAGGATCTTCCCGGGCTGTAGGTACTCCACAAAGCCCGAGCGACTACGGGCGCCACCCGCCCCCACTGTAGCAGCAGGCGTGGCAGACTGGCTTGCGAAGCGGACAAGAGATTCGATAGCGCGGGTCCTGAGGGAGGACCAGGCATGGCCCCACCATGAGACGTAGCCGTCTCCGTCTTCGTGGCTGAGTCGGCGGTTGTGTTCTGCTCCTTTGACATATTCATCCCAGTGGATTGTTGGCTCAACCTCAATGGTCCAGTCCACGTACTTCTCGTGGAGATCCCCCTTCAGGGCGATCAGGTCCGTCATCTGGAGCGATCGGTTGATGTCCAGCATGGCGAGCTGCTCTTGGAGATCCTCCCCGGTGAACCTGGCTGCTGTCTTCAGGCCGGGGTGCTTTGCCAGCATCACTTGCTTCCAGTTGCCACGGACCGGGAAGGCGTGGAGCTTGAACCATCCAAAGTCGATCTCCCGTTGCTCCACGATGAGCCAGTATGCCATGTGGTTGCAGATGGCGTTCCACAGCACCTTCAGCACTGAAAGCTCATCAATCCCAGTCTTCTTGTGGAGGTCAGCAACGAAGCTCTTGTTTGTGGGTGGAGCCTTCTGAACCGGATCCCACTCCTTCATTCGCTCAGTGACCTCCTCCTGAAGCGTGTCCACCTGCTCCCCATGCTTACGGTACCAGAAGGCCGGCGTAATCCCATCGCACAAGGTAAAGCTGGACTTGAACACCTCATCCAGGAGCACGTGGCCGTAGACCGTCACCCACGCCGCACACTGGTCCAGCTCAGCCTTGGCCAGCCTTGCCAACCCCGGCGCGAGGCCTACAGCAGGCTTGATGTGCCACCCCTCGACAATCCCATCCACCCACACCTTCTGGCAGAAGTAGGGGACCTGCCACTGGCCAATGCGGGTGTGGAAAAGCTGGATGTCGCTGGTAGAGGTGAACGTCATTGAGCTGGCGGGATGAACCCAAACTCCGGGTGGGGGAACGACTTCTTGGGCTTCACTGTATCCACCCCGTTGGCCCACACATGCTCAGCCACCTCGTGCAGCGGCAGGGCCTTGATGAAGCGCGGGCGGCCGAAAGCGTAGACCACAAGGTGGTCATCCTCGATGTAGGCCTTATGCTCCGCACCCCCAATGATCTGGGTCCCAAGATTTCTTCGCTTATGCTTGCTCATGACACAAACAGCCTACGCCAGCAACACACGCAGTCAATCACAGCGTCACGGAGAAAATGGCGGATTCCCCAGTGGTGGGGCCTGAGGCGTGGAAGATCTCCTCAGGCAACCCCCCTTGGAGCATGTAGGTCAAGGCGTCGAAGACGTGCTTGAAGTCATCATCCCGCTTGATGATCTGGGTCTGCGACTGCCCCTTCTTCAGTGACCGCAGCATCTGGAGGGTGGACTGGCACTTGGCGGAGAAGTAGATGCGCTCCTCGTAGAGCATGCGGCGCAGCATGTCCAAGCGCTTGGCGACGGTGCCAGGGGCTTTGTAGACCCCCTCCATGCGGATGCGGCCGGCAGAGTGCAGCTCGATCCACTGAGCCTCGGTGCCCCCCACGGACTGCCGGTAGCGCATGGAGGATGGGTCAGACCAGAAGCGCCACATCGGCTTCTTGGCCAACTTCAGCACCTTCACACAGTAGTCCTCCCAGTAGTCCATGATCGCCGTTATGTCCGCGGTGATGTCCTGGAGCTTCACCTTGCTCTTCAGATACACCAGCTCATCAATGACGTGGTACTGGATCTGGTTCTCCTCTCCAGCCTGCGGCACCGCAAAGACAATGGCCGTGTTCACGTCACCCACGTCCACCCCAACGTCGATCACGTAGGTCCCCTTCGCCGGCCGAAGCAGCGCCATCTCCTCCGCCTTCTTTGCTGGCTCCCATTCCCCGATGACGTGGGTGGAGGGTTGGAACACATCCGCAAAAGCTCCATCCCCAGCATCCTTCACCCACAACCCGTACCAGTAGCGCTTCAGCTTCACCGGGTCCGACTGGTAGGTGCGGTAGATCTCCCGCCGTTGGAACTCGGTGAGGTAAGGGTTGTCGTCGATGGTGAACGCCACTGTGGCGTAGAGCTTCTTCCACTCCTCCAGGTCGGTCTCCCCCTTTGCCTTGAAGAAGATGTCGTGGAGCCAGTGATCCTCCCCATCCTCTGGGGGATTGGTGTCCAAGATGAACTGCTGCTCCTCCCATGGCACCGAGGTGTGGCGCAGGCACATCTTCAGGGTCATGAAGGTGTTGAGATCGAAGCGGTCGGCCTCAATCATGTAGATGTGGGAGAAGAAGGTGTCCTTGTAGAACTCCTCCACGTTGTCGTCGTGGTGGATGGAATGGAGCTGGCACTCACTCTCCCCACCGAACTGGTTTGCCACTCGGAACATCGCTGTCTTGGTGTCACCCTCCAGCTTGGGCTCCATCGTGAACTGGGTCATCCCCTTGTTCTTCCATTTCCGATAGATGTCCCCGGTGATAGCCTTCCAGGCCCCCTGCTTGCCATTCTTCGCTGTCCGGGACACCACTGCCACCGAGGCGTTCTCTGTCTGCACCAGCATCCGGAACACCTTGTCCTGGATGGCTACGGACTTGCCGCACTGACGGGGGCCGTGGACCAGAGTGTAGCGGTGGCCGCAGTCAAATACCGCCTGCTGCTTGGGAGCTTTGCTGGGATACCACATCCCATTCACCAAGACCCATGGATCCTCCTTATCGCCAGCCATTGTGCGATTGACCATTCCACGAAAACCGCTACACAACAAGCCCATGAAAGACTGCTCCTACAAGGAGGATTACGCCAAGCCCTGCATGGCTTGCGAGAAGGAGGGTGAGGACGATGAACGCTACCCCAGCGTGTCGATCTACAGCCCAGACGCCATCGCCTCCATCTTTGGCTCCATGGTCCCCAAGGCGGGGGAGAGCTTCGAGATGCCGATGCAGATCCGGGTGACGCGCATCACGGACTCCACCAATGGCCCCTCCGATCTCTCCTTCGAGATTACCGCGGTCGGCAAGATCACCAAGGTCAAGGGCGCCCCGATGGAAGAGGAAGACGAAGATGCGGACGAGGAAGAGGCCTAAAAGTCAGCTTGAGGAGGATGACAAGCCTCTGGACGTGCTTCTGGATCGGATCATCTCGAAGCACTCCGCCACCCGCAATGTCCGTGTAGTCACAGACAATGAGGGCAGGATCGGCCTACTGATGTCCATCAAGCCCCAGCGCCGCATCCTTGGGGACGATGGGAAGATGACGCTGGTGTTCCTGGAGGAGGAGTTAGCCCTCAACATGGACATCGCCCCTGGTATCAAGCACAGGCCCACGGTGAAGGTGGAGCTGTCCATGCAGCTCCTGCCCTGCCAGATGGAGGCCTACAGGAAGTGGGTTGATTCAATCCACCTGCCAACGCAACCTATCCCACCATGTACGTAGACATCGACCATCTCAAGTCCACTGGGCTTACCCAGGAGAAGCTCCAGGCTATCTTTGAGAAGCCATGGGATGATCGCGACAAGACTGCGAACGGCAAGAAGGTCAACGCTCTCATCGACCTCCACGCCAACCGGCTGGATGACGGGATCCGCCGCGCCTTGAAGGACGCCCGCATCTACCACGCCATTGACCGGGCGTACGAAGCCTCACAGAACCAGATCAGCTTCACCCTCGTCCGGGACCTGATCGACCGCAATGTCGGTGGCAAGGAGTTGGAGAGCGTAGCTAAGGACTGGGGATTGGAGTCCATGCTTGTGGACATCACCGCCACCGAGGCCGGTCTCCTGCCAGGCAAGTCCCGCCACGACGCACAGAACGCCGGAAATCCAGGAAAGCGCCTGAATCTCCCCACGTTCTTCAACATCTTCCTCCCACTGGTTCAGGCCTACGTGAAGATCCGGCAGGCCAAGCTGTTCAACGACCGGGATGTCTACCCCCTCTTCAAGTACGAGCCAAACCGGCTGTCCCAGAAGGATATGGCGTTGTGCCGCGTGGTCACTGCCCGCATGCAGCGGATGGCCTCGGACATGGGCTACCGGGAGGATGTGAAGCAGTCGATCGGCTCCATGCTGCTCTACGCGGAGTGCATCAACTTCCCACTGGAGAGCTACTACATGGAGCAGCAGGTGATCAAGGGCTCCAAGAAGGTGGTGAAGGAGGGGGTCCGCTGGTACCGCCCCCACCCCGCCCGCACCTTCTATGACCGCGCCCACCCCCTCCACACCCTCAACTCCGACACAGGCTGCGAGTTCGCTGGCTACTGGTCCATGAAGCGGTGGGGCGAGGTGGAGGACAACCCGCACTACTGGAACAAGGACGCGGTGGGGATCAAGAGCCCGGCGTGGCGCGGGGACCAGCTCTTCTCCTACTACCAGCAGCTCTACCCATGCGTCGCCAAGTTCCCAGCGTTCAAGACCACCAACGAATCCGACCGTGAGTACGAGGCGTTCAAGTACCGCAACGCTGCCGGTCCAGATGCAAAGTCCAACCGAGACTACGGCGTGGATGTCTCGGTGATGTACCACAAGCTGGTCCCTAATGACTGGGGCCTGGGCGACTACGAGTACCCAGTGTGGATGCGGTTCGTCTACGCTGGCGACCGCACGGTCATCTTCGCGGAGCCAATGGGCTACTGTCCGGTCAACGCCTTCCTGTACGAGCATGGGGAGAACCGCAGCTTCAACAGCTCCCTCGCCCTTGAGCTGCTCCCATTCCAGGACCATCTCGGCAACCTGCTGAGCCAGTACATCCTGACGGTGAAGAAGAACCTGATCCGCATCGTGGCCGTGGATTCAGACCTCGTGGACAAGGACTTCCAGAAGAAGATCATGAACGGAGCAGAGAACATGCTCCGGGGGTTGGAGTTCCTGAACTTCTCCGGCAAGGACCTACGCCGTCTGCAAGGCGATGTCCGCACCGCCTTCACACCAATCCCCCTTCAACCCCAGAACTCCACGGAGCTGATCGGCGCCATCAACACGGTGCTCGGCATCCTGGAGCGAGTCCTTGGGTTCTCCGCGCAGGAAGTGGGATCACAGGCCACCCACCAGCAGAGCGCCACAGAGACCTCCATTGTTGCCGCCAACACCACAACCCGGATGGCCTTCACGGCGTCCGGAATCGACCCAGCCCTCCACGCCTTCAAGAAGTCCATCTACAACGCCTTCGTGGCCTACGGAAGCGACCAGGTGGCTGTGCAGGTGGCAGACCTGTCCGAGGGCGGGAAGGAAGCCCTGAAGGCCGCTGGGTTTGAGCTGGAGGAGGGAGAAGACGCATCCTTTGGCATCACTGGCCCCAAGGCCGGCCTGTCCGTGGAGGAGTTCTCCAGCGAGCGTGATGGCTCCAACCGGATCAACGAGCCTCAGGCGGCGCAGCTCATGCTCACCCTCGTTGACCGCCTCATGGTCCCGCAGATCGTGCAGGTGGTGGGGATCGACTCCATCCTTGGAATGTTCAATGAGATCGCCTCTATGTTCGGGGTGCCGGCCGACTTCAAAGCGAAGATCAAAGCCATCCCCCAGCCAGACCCTCAAGCAGAGGCCGCTGCCCAGGAGCAGTTCGTCAACAGCGTGAAGGCAGTGGTGCAGGGAGAGCTTGCGCCACTCGTGCAGTCCATCACCCAGCAGCTCGGGGAGCCGCTCGCCAAGAACACGCAGGATGTGCAGGCCTTGGGTCAGGCTGTAGGCGCCATGAACCAGCAGGTGGTGGCGGACAACCAGGCCATCGGCAACATCGGCCGCACCATTGACCAGCTCGTGAAGGCCTTCATCCCACCCCCTGGCGCCCCGCTGGATGGAGGCATCCCTGTCCCTGCTGATAGCCGCATGGACGGCAACCCGCCTGCGATTGTGGGATGAACTTCAGAGCACAACCCCTCCTCGGTGAGCCGAGGGCGAAGCTGGTAAAGTGGCTCCTCAACCCTCAGTGCTACGAGTTCGCCAAGCTGCTTCAGTCGAAGGCCACCTTCCTGGAGTGGGAGGCAATCAACCTCACCCAGAAGGATCTCGGGGCATCCATCTCAAAGGCTCCAATGCCTGAGACGGCCATGGAGAAGCTGGCTGAGGCAGCCATGCTGCGCAGTGTAGTGCTTGAGTTCGAGAAGCTACGAGAGCATGCTGCATCTGAAGAGAATAGCGTAGAGTTTTACATACCCGAATGAGTGCGCAAACAACGCCCGCCGCCGAAGCGGTTGTGGCAGAGAAGCCGACAGAGCAGCAGACTCCAGCAACGCCCCAGAAGGCCACCACGGACCTGGCGAAGGAGGTGCTGAGCAAGGCGTTCGGCCTCACGCCAATGACCCCCTCCAAGCCGCCTGAGAAGAAGGCGGAGGACAAGCCGAAGGAGGAGGCTGACCCCGCTCCAGAACCCAAGGAGAAGGCCAAGGAGACGCCACCCCCAAAGGAGGAGAAGGCTGCCGAGAAGCCGAAGAAGACCAAGGCCCCGGACCGCATCATCCCCGCCTCCGAGCTGCTCGGAGACCAGGACAACTCTGACGCCATCACCAAGGCTGCCACTGCCGCCGCCACCGCCGCCGTGAAGGCAATGGCACCCCAGAAGCAGGAGACCAAGGAGGCTGCGCCAGAGATCCCGGAGGATCTCCAAGACCAACTGGATGTTCTAAAGGAGCTGGAGACCGAAGATCGATTCAAGGGCATCACCAAGAAGGCGGTTGAGTTTGCTCGGAAAGGGGGCGTGGAAGAGCAGTACATCAAGCAGTGGAGGAAGGAGAACCCTGGCAAGGAGTACGATCCAGACGACCAAGAGCACAGTGAGTTCTACGACGAGAACGATCCAACCGCTCAGCACGAAGACTTTGACCGCGCCATCAAGCGGGCGGAGAAAAAACTCCTGAAGCGAGAGACGGTTGAAGATGTCCGCAAGGAGTTTGAGCCCAGGCTCCAAGAGCAGGCAACTGAGCGCCGAAGGCAAGAAATCGAACCTCAGATTGATGAGGAGGCGAAAGAGTCTGTCAGGTCAGCGGCGGCGGCGATCTCTGAGGATCTTCGCAAGACGCTTATTGAAAAAGGGGGTCCGAGCGTTGCCGAGGAAGACCCGCTTGCCGCGCAGGTGATCGACGAAGTTCTCCCAAGGTATCTGCCTATTCAAGAGGAGGCTGTCCGCATCTTCACGAACCTAACCCCACTGAATCCAGGTAAGCTCACCCACGCCCAGGCGCAGGTGATCGAAACCATCAAAGAGCTTCAGTGGGCCATTCAGAATGACCCCCATCAGCAGATTCGCCAGGTGCGCACTCAGTACGGCGTGATCAACCAGCGATTCATGCCAATGGCGGAGTATCACAAGCTAAGCGAAGAGGCCCAAGCTCAAGCATGGACGATTCGCAGCGGCGACGTGGTTAGCTACATTCGGTCCAAGCAAAATCAAGAGGTGAAGGCTCGCTATGAGGCTAGGCTCAAGGCCGCAGAACGAGTGCTTGGCAGGAAATCAGGACAAGCGCAGGTGCGTGAGGAGGCTCCAAAGAAGGAGCAAACCGCCTCTGCCGCAGCGTCCGCGCCACTG